AGATCGAAATAGCCGACCTTGATCGATCGCATTGCACCAAGACTCGGTCGCAACCAGCGCTCGATCGGTTGCCGCGCCATGTTTTTCTGTTGCGTTCGCAGGCGCCGGCCGCCGCGCACAAACTTGATATCAAGATCGGCGTAGAGCTCGGGCCACGGGGTCTCAAGATGAATTTCGTGAAGCTCTGCCGCCGCGCGCACGAATGGGCGCGCATAGACGTTGTCCCCCAAACCCCACATCCCATGGATCAGGACCGGCTTACGCGGCGCGGGCGCTGCGCTCATCCAGCACATCCTGCAGGCTGATGACCGGAAGGATATCGGTCCACGCCGTTCCCGGCGAGGCATTGAATGCCGCGATCTTGCGCGCTTGCAGCGAGGGCACGATCGTCACCAGATCGGCGTGCTGCTTGTCGTAGCAGCCGGCCCGGTGCGGCCAGCGGTGCGGCGGATGATGGTGGCTGCGGCCATCGGCGGCCAGCCCGCCGTCGGCGCCGAGCCAGACGATAGTGCCGCCCGGCCCCACCAGATGCGCCGCCAGGTTGGTGGCGGCCGTCAGCGAGGTGAATTTTTGCATCAGGCTATCATGCGCCATCGCCAACCCCGGCGGCTTGGCGCAGCGGCAGACCAACACCTTTGGATCCGAGACCAAGCGTGAGACCGTGACCGCGCGGCCGCGGAAGTTCGCCACCGCCGCCTGGTTGTCCGGCTCGTTCCACCAGCGCCAATCCCCGAAATACAGGATATCCGCCCATGGTATCTTGTAGACGCTGGAATTGATCGCGATCACGCGCCGGCCGCGCAGCGCCTCGAGATCGACGCCAAGCACCGACGGTCCGCCGCCGACGATAAAGACGGCCTCGCCTGGCCATTCGCGCGGGACCGACCAGAATTGTTGCATCGCCTTGGTCATCTATGATGTTTCAATAGCCACGGCAAAGTGGCGCTGCACTTCCTGAACAACTGGATGCTGGCGTGTCCCGGATCGTACTTTCAGAAACTGGATCATCGGATTCCATTCGCTCGGCACCCGGACAGCAGTCCCAGGGACGCACCGCATGACGATTTCCTTGCCCTTGGGATCAACGATATCGTTGTAATAAGTGCCATCCGAGGAAAGTTGAAACGACAACCTTGCCCCCGTCCATGCCGCCGGCATGGTGATGCGGATCAACGGCCCGGCTCGGCAGTCAATCCCATCCGACAGCGCTTCACCGGCAGCAATGGTGGGACCATCGATGATCGTAAGTGGCATCTCTTCCTCCATTGCTATTGGTTCACGCGACATGCAGGCGCCGATAGGGTTTGATCAGGTCGGTCACGGACGCTGACAGGAAGCCCGAGGATGCCGTCGACAGCGATGGCGTGAAATAAGAGACACGGGTATCGCCATGTTGCACCTCGCGAATGCCGGGATCGCGCGAGCCGGTGGTGCGACCCTCGTTCACCGCCTGGATCACCGCCGCCTGCAGCCGCGCCGGCGCCTGTTCGGGAAGGTCATAACCGCCCGAGTAGAGCACGGCGACGACCGTTTCCGCCCAGCAGCCGCCAAGCCACAAGCGCCCGCTGTCCGGGTCGAACTCATAGTCGGCAGCGGTGGCGCCCGAGGTCGAGACCTCGACGATCTCGACCACCGGGTAAAGCGATAGCGTCACCGCTTGCCGCGGCAGGACGTTCTCGTTCCAATCGAAGGTGAACGTCTCGATCGCCTCCGCCAGCCCGAAACGGCGCTGGCAATAGTCTGCAATGATGCGTGATTGAAAGGTGATGGCGGCCTGCAGCGCCGCATCCTCGGCCGTGCCCTCGATGCCAAGCGCGAGCTTGAGGTTGTCGAGACTGATCAGATCGGGACCGGCGCTATCGGTCGACTCGCCGATGATTTCAAGGACCGAATGCATTATTTGAACCTGAGCGGCTCGAGCGCGCGTTTCTCATCCGGCCGCCAGTCGCGACCATCGTTGCCGCGCTTGACCGCGAGACGCCACTCATCCGACTTGCCGGGCTTGGCTGTGGTGTCGGCCTGTGCGATGAAGAACGAACCGCCTGATGTGACGCCATCGCCGGCGACATAGGAAACACCCTCTTTCCATATCCCCGCATCAAGCACGATGGCGGTTTTGATTTCGTGGACGGTTTCACCGACGGCCCAGCGCAAGGTGCGGCCGCCGTCCGCGCTCGTGAACTTGGCGGTCTTGAGTGCCCGCCCGATCTGCTGGTCGGCATAGTCCTGCAGGTAAGTTAGATCGCTGGCGTTGCGGCCGGGCTCGCCCTTGGCCCCGCGCTCGCCGTTTCTGCCGTCGTTGCCGGCCGGACCTACGACGCCCGGCTTGCCCGCTTCTCCACGATCGCCCTTCTCGCCGCGCTCGCCCTGCAGCCCGCGCTTGCCTTCCGGGCCGGTCTCCCCTGACGGTCCGGGCATGCGCGCCAGCGCGCGAACCTCGGCCAAGGCGCGATGGCACATGGCCAGGCAAACGCCGATGGCCTCGTTCCAGGTGTACTGCGGCGCAGGGATCGTCGAGTGTTCGCTCATGCCCCTTGCCTTATGCTGCTAACAGGAATGCCATCACGGCGGCTTCATCGTCGTCATGCCGGCCGATAGCGGTAGCTTTGAATTTCATGATCACACCCGAGCCCAAGCCGCGCGTGCCGACAACGCCCGCGCTTTCAATCGACAGACCGTTGAGCACCGCAACCGCCGCGCCGACCTGCCCACGGGTGCCGATTGCTGCGGCACGGACAACCAGTCGCGCCGCACTGCGTCCGGCAACCCCGGCCGTTCCTGCAGCCTCGCCGACGAGGCTCGGAAGCGTGCCGACGCCAACACCAGCAACGACGACGGCACCGAAGGCTTCGCCCCTGATCTCAGGCAGAATGCCGAAGCCAACGCCCACGACCGGGAATGGCCGTAGTGGTGGATAGTAACCACCGCCCCCGATTGGTATCTCGATCTCGCCAGCGATGACGGTCGCATCGAGAACATCACTAGCACCGGGGAGAACGCCGCCGTCGGCCGTCGGCCAAATCGTGTCGTCGGCGGTGTAGGCCGTGGTATCGGCGGTGACGTGCCCACCCACCGGCTCGGACAGATCGGCGAAGACGATGTTGGCCGGAATGAAGCCGTCCGCACTCGGCCAAGTCCCGTCAGCGGTGTAGGCAGTAGAGTCGACAGTGACAGTCATTTGATCTTAGCTAAAAATCTCATCCGCGCGCTGCTGAGTTTGCGCCAGACGTGCACGACAATGCGGCGCGTCTCAGTGCAGGCGCGACAAGTCATGCAGGTTCGGCAAACACCGCATCGGCACGGACCTGGGTCAAGATGCCGTCCGTTATCAACGAGGCTTTGAGTGCAGCCGTTTTTTGATTAGAGAGATTGATTGCATCCTCGAGCACGACCACGTCCCAGTTCTTAGCGTTGGGGCCTGTCTGTCGCCACGTCGTCGCGGTGGCGGCTCTGTATTCTGTATTGGTAAAGCGCCCGACCCAATCGACCGTTGGGATCGTCACCTTCGGCGGCTTCACATACGGATCGGGCACGCCGCCATCGGCCAACCATTTTTCATATTCTTTCCAATCACGGTTGGCCGGATCATTGGGGATGCTCGCCTGATCGGCGGTGCGAATCACGGTGGCATCGGTGGCGGTGAGTTGATAGTCAGCCATCACAACCTCGCATTAGCAGCGGCGGCAATGGTGTTGCCCGCTCCTGAGAGATAAAAGAAGGTAGTGCCATTATTGAACATCACACCGTCAAAGGTCGGATATACGGTTGGAGCATTTGTCCAAGTCGCACTCGCCCCCAGCCCGAAGGTTGGAACGGCGCGTTTCGCGACATGGAATTGCCAGTAGTGATAATAGAATGTCGAAGTCAGCAACCAGCTTGCAAACAGTTGCCCTAGACCATTGGGGAATTGGATTGGCTCGTAGTATCGCTGACACGTTTGCAGTTCGCTGGCATAGTCCGGCACCTGAAACGTCGGCGCAACGCTGCCCTCGTAGAGCCCGACATCGAATAGTTCGAACACGTTCCCAGCAGTGCCCATGAAATTGAATTGGTTGGCTGAGCCCAAGAAATTGCCAGCCGTCCAGACCCCTGCGGGGGTCTGGGATGTTGTGCCCACCATCAAGCACCAGTCGATATATAACCCGCGTGTGTTGTCTACGGTCCACGTTCCCGTTTGATCTCCAGGGATAGTCACCGACTTGATTACGTCAATATTTGCTTCTCCAGCGGAAATCACATACTCGCCAATGTAAGTGCGATTAATAGCATGGTTTCTAATACCAACACAGTAAGTTCCAGCTGGGGCTTTAACCCCGAATTGAAGTATGATGGTTTTAGCCGCCGCCGATCCAAAATTTAGATCAGCAGTTCGATACCCTTCAATTGCAGTAACAAACTGACTGTAATCCCCCGCAGCAACAGCAGCATCCGCAGTTGTAACAGTAATTCTGACTCTATTAGGCGATCCACCAGGTGTTCTGCTTGCTACTTGAGCAACGGTTCTTGCGCCGCTGTTCCCATCATTCAACCTGAATTGATCGACTGGGTAATAGTCAATCACCGTCCCCGCCGTGCTCCCGTTCTCCTGACTAACCATCATCGCGCCGTTGATCATGTAGTTCTTCTTTAGCACGTCGATATTGGCACGCGCCCGCGACTTCTCCGCTGCTGTCAACGTCTGTAAAATATCGTTACGGACGCCCCTAGCCGCTGTGAATGCCGTCGTTGCGACGCTAGTATCATTGTCTCCCGCGGTTGGCGTCGGGGCCTGCGGATTGCCGGTGAATGTCGGCGAGTCAAGCGGCGCGGCATCTATCTTGCCACGCGCATCAGTAGGATTAAGCGCAGACAAAATGCTGCCGCGCGCGAACGGCGTAACAACATCTAAGGCAAACGTATCTTCGGCGGCAAAATAGGGAAATGTACTTGCCTCCCCGACGAGATTAGACAGCGATGTCAGTGTTGGATCGAGCGGCTGATAGGCGCCACCGCCGCCGCCGCCGCTGTTGGCCGTGAAAACGAAAACGATTTCCTGATTATCGCCGGATGCTACGCCGCTATCGGCGTGCAACGTGACGTTCAGTTGAAACCAAGTACCGTGATCGACCGGAAGCGATTGCAAGCTATAGCGGCACCAGGCCGCCGGGTTGGTCGAATCTTGGCACTGGACAAGATCACCGACGAGCAGGGTCCGCAACGTGCTGCTGCGATCAATGCCCTGGATGGTGATTGCATGGATCGCAATCTGGGTGGCATCGCGATAGTTGCCGCTATTGGTTTTGAACCGGCCCAACACCGGGGCAGTGCTGGTATCGGTACTGGTCTGGTTAAAATTCCAGAGGCCTTCGGTGCCTCCCTTGGCATAGAGCTCGGTAAAATTATCATTCGTCTTGTCGAACGAAGTCCGCAGCGGATCGCCGGTGCCATCGTCCGGGGCGCTGCCGATATTGATGACCTGCTGTGTCATGGCATCGCCAGTCGAAACGACTTGAGCCGCACCGGCCCGCCGCGGAAAATCTTGGTGGTGTTGAGTTTGATCACCGCATCGCTGCCCTCGTCACCTACATCGCAGGAGAAAATTCGACTGCCATCGGCGGCCAGAATGTGCGCGACTTCAACGATGCCCTGCGCACGCGCGGCGTCTTCCTCGGCAATCTCATTGAACTCTAACTGACCGCCAATAGCATCTTGCGCCGCCGGATCGGAGAGATTGAGCACCGCCAATGCCTGGCCATCGCCCGCGCGCAGGACAATGCGGCCGCCGTCCATCATGGCGCCGAGCACGTCGAGCATGGCGTTACTAGCATCCTCGGACAGTTCAAGCATCACGGTTGCATCTCGTCGTAGACCGGCACGAAGTTGCCGTCGTCGTCGCGCTCGATGCGCGTCACCTTTGGCGCCGGTGGCGCCGGCACTTCCTTGGCGGTGATCGGCGGCGACTCGTGCAGCAGCCGCACTGCGCTCGCGACCTGTCCGGCGAGCTCGGGCGGCAGCATGCTCTTGGTGAAGGCCTCGGCGACGCATTCGCGCACGAATGGCACCATGCCCTTGGCCAGTTCGGTGATATCGTTGTCATCCATCATGCGGCCTCGCGATATACGGCCTGCAATGCCCGGGTGAATTGCGCTGCGATATCCTTGGCGGGAACGGGCTCGGCCGGCTTGTCCTCCGCTGCTGGCGTCTGCTGTGGCGGCGCGGGCGGCGTTGCCGGTTTGAACGGATCGTCTTGCGCGTCGCGCTTGGCGAGTGCTTCCAGGCTGTAATTTTGCTGCTGGAGGTACGGTGACTTGCCGCCCTCGACCGGTTTCAGATCGAGCTTGGCGCGGCCCTCGTTCGGGCTCATGACGCCGGCCCCGACCGCATCGCGGATGGCGGTGACCTGCGTCACGCTATCCATGCGCAGCAAATTGTCGGTATCGAATTCGGTGCCTATGCCTTCGCCCCAGCCGATGCCGAGCCCCTGGTCGGTCAACTCTTCCATTTCCTCGATGTGCGATTGCAGAGCTTGGGAGTAGTACTCAACGTTGAGCGCTTGAACGTTGTTGTATGTCGGCAGCACGCCGACGCCGACCTTGTAAGGCGGGA